GTATTCATACCTCGATACTTCTCATCGAGACACCCACCTTCGATCCACTCCACGAAACCATTCTTGTTCTCATCCATGATCTGTAGGTTGATAACGTAGTCCATAGCCATGTTGGTTAGCTGTGGGTCTAGCTTGTGTAGGTGTTGGTAGTTGTGAATATGCCTATACATCTTATGTCCTACTTCGTGTAGCACAAGGAAGCGTAGCTGTGGGTCGGTCAANNCTGTAACAAACCCACGTCCATAGTACTCATCCCTACCGTTGGTGTAGGCAGTTGGCACATCATCTTTGATCGCCTTCTCACCCACCATCAACACACCAGACAACGCGGCGTAGTCATCGTTGCCCATGATAGAGACAACGGCCTTGGATAGTCGTTGTTCTTCAGTTAGATTATTTAACATTAACATTTTGTTTTCCTCTCTAGCCAGTGGCTATTACTTTTTATCTGCTGTGAACATGAACGTGTTATCTATTGCCCACTCAGTGAACTTGGCGTTAGACATGACCACGTCGATCCTACTGTACTTCGGGTTCCTCGCACCATTGACGAACATACCTTGGGCTTCTTTGTTTAGCCTTGGCATGTAGTCCATCCACGCGTTGATCCAGTCTTTCTCCATCGATGCCAATGACCTGTAAACAACCATACACGTGGCACTCGCACTCTCTGGAACTTTCGCGTTCTTTGGATCGTTCTTGATACTATCGAGTGACGGTAGTTGATCTGCCAGTTTAACAAAGGCCATCATATCCATCGCGGCTTGATCACCGATAGTACCCATGAGTAAAGCTGTTAGGGTGTGATCATCTACCAAATGCCGTTTATGTAGTATGTCAGACGCACCATGTAGACCACGAGGTGTCACAAAAGCTTCGCGTTGTAGTTGCGGATGATAGATGTATGGGTTCTCAGTTGGGTCTTTGACATCTTCGAATGTCTGCATTACCGCAGGGAAGTCTTTGACAAACCCCAATACCGATGGATGTACATCGTTGTTGATACCCCACTCGATCCACTCAAGGTGGTCAGGTTTACGTATCTTCACAGGGATTATGCGATCACGTTGATGTGGTAACAACATATCACCAACGCCCTCTGCTCCAAGGTTTGTCGTTGCAAACACAACGCTTCCCTCTGGTAGTTCATAGCTACCAACCTTACGCTCTAGCATAAAACGGAGTAGTGCGTTCTTCACCGCAGGGTTAGCCTTACCAAACTCGTCAAGCATTACTATGACAGGTTTGTTCAAGTGTACGCCAAGTTCTTCGTTGGTCGCAAAGGTCACATAGTTCTGATCCTCTAGCTGTGCCATCTTCGGTATCATAATGTCACCGAGATCTTTGGTGGTACAGTCGAAGTAACAGGGTATGTGGTTCGGTAATTGCTTCGCCAACTCTTTAATCATTGACGATTTACCAATACCCATGTGACCTTGGGCGAGTATGGTACGCTCTGCACCGTTGACCATGATTGCATTTACGCATTGATCTAGTGATAAGCTGTACATTTGTGTTGCTGAATTATTCATTTTGTTTTCCTCTTTGTTGTTAGCCAGTGGCTAGGTTAAATACCAATTGATGGTAATGATTTAAGAATGTCGTCCACGTTCTTCTTTGTTTGAGCGCGTAAGTGTGCATCCTCGCGTAGTGCATCAGGTGTAATACCTTGGAACACGTACTCTAGTTGTTGACGTATCTTCTCCTTCTCAGGATTATTATCGAGATTGAAGTCGGCAAGCATATCAATGAGCATCGTCGCATTGGATACGAGCGTGTCACGGAATATGTTTTTCTTCTCGCCATCATTGAAGTCGATAGTCTTTGACATCTTTGTGAGTGACTCATGTAAACGTGTCCACACATCATTCATAGACTTCTGAAACATACCATTGTAGCTTGCTTCGCAGTCTGCCTGTACTTGTTTGAGTGCTTCGGCAGGTAGATCGACACGTATGTCACCCGCATCTGGACATGGGAACGTGTATGTATTCCACGCGAACTTGAACTTGAGTTCCTCCAAGGTAGGGTAGTCACTCTTGTTGAATAGGTCACCGAGCTTGGCCTTCGCTTGCTCTACTTGGTTGGGATACTCAATAAAGAACTCCTCACACAAACTATCAAACTCATTCTTCATGTCTGACATTGTGTTGGTGTAGTCGAAGTATCGCTTGGTAGGTATCAGGCGTTGACCACCATCACTCCAAGGTGTCGTCATACTTACGTGCAAGTTACGTGCATTACCCACGTGTCTGCCAATAGCTTGAAAGATATCGCTATCACCAAGTAGGGCTTTGTGGACATTCGCAACACCGCTCTTGGCATTGTTTGTGTTAACAACTTCCTGTGAAGCTCTCTTGTCTAGCTTCCTTAGTGTTGCTTGTGATATGCGTAGGTCAACTAGTAGTGCTGACGACGCAAGGGTCGGGGTGTTTGTTTCAAAGTTCATTGGTCTTCTCCTCCTTGTTGTGTATTCTCATGTTTACCGTCGATTTCTACATATAGGCTCAAACTCCAGATGGGGTCTCCATCACTGTCCTTGCCAACAATTGAACGCCACTCCCACTCAAATCCACCCAGATGTTTATTTAGGATATCTTCGAGATCGTTTAATACGAGGGTTGAACCCTCCCACATCGCTTCTTCACTCATCTTCTCCTCCTCTGTTCCAATACTTATGGTTTGGATGTTGCATTATAAATTCTCTACGTAGGCGGTCATGTTCNCGTCTCATTCTGACCACCTTGGTCAACACGTAGGGCACGTAAACAAGTAGTGCTCCCACGTACATTGATATTAGTATTTCAAATGCCATTCTGTTTCTCCATTTGCTGATTAATAACGTAGTCTACAGGTATATTACCTCTGAACTCTCTATGTTTTCTTTCATGCTCTATGAGCAAGTTCAGTTCATCACGTAGTCGTGTGGCTTCTTCTAAGGACATACTAATTGATGCAATCCCATTGTAATCTGAATTGTCGTCAATCTCGAAGGTACAAATTGTTTCTTCTTTGTACGCTTCCATTGTAACTTCCAATTTACGTGGTTCTTCTTCGCCGTAGCGAAACCCTGTTCCTTCATACTTCATAGTCATCTTGTTTCTCCCTCTAGCCAGTGGCTAATGATTTTTGGTTAAGGTGCTTTAGTTCTTTGACATTGGTGATACGCGTGTAACCTTGTTTAGGTAAGGGAACGATAGTCCAACCGAGGCGTGCTTGGGTCGCGTCCTGTTCACCGCAATCGAGACAGGTTGAATAACCTAACATCGCTCGATCTACTGAGAACTGCTTGTCACATTTTGTACATTCCATTGGTTTCTCCGTTTGTTGCTAGCCAGTGGCTAGAGGTTGTATGACGTGTTGTCGTGTGTTGCGTCATGTTGTATAATTAATTTGCTTGATCATACTTACAGTATAACACAAGTATCAGGAAATGTCAAACGATGTGGTTACTTATTGTTCGAACGTATCTGGTGTTTAACTGTGGTGTTTGGTGTGATGTACTGTAATGTTCCGTAATGTTCTGTTGGTGAGGTCTGCAAGTTATTGAAAAGATTAGAATGTTCTACTGTTCTTTTTTTGGGAAAATTGTGAAGGGCTTGAGATGTGCGATTGAAAAAGCGAACAAAAGAATAGCGCAAAGGGGTCAAGCCAACAGGATCGTACAGTTTTTAAAAAAACGAACATTATATAAATATATATATATATAGACCTTTTTACACCCATTGCTTACAACCGCTAGCCACTGGCTAACACCATTTACCACGAAACTGTAATGTACGTTTTGTTCCAATATTTACCGAACATTACAGAACATTAGACCCCTTTTACCGAACATTGCAATGATATCAATAACTTACAACCGAACATTGGCTCGACGCTCCGCAGAAACTGGTATCTTTTCTAGCCATTGGCTAACGTGTTATAGTGCGAGGCTCGGTGCGTCTGAGTAACTGGTATCTTAAAAATTTGGCACAAAAAAAGGGGAGCAATTAAGCTCCCCAATAGTTTTATTTGATTGCTTTGAGCAATTCCAAAGTATTCTCTAATTGCTCTTGCTTGTCGAAGTCATCGACTTTTTCAATCTCTTTCTTGACTGCCGTCTTAAGCTTGGCAATCTCATCTTTAACACGTGTAAAGATATCACGAGGTGTATTACTTGCTTGGCCACTTTCCGCCTTAACCTTTGCGGCCTCAATAGACCTTGACCATTTGTTAATGCCTGAAGTAATTTGACCTTCCCAATGTGCTTGGTTCTTTGCCGATTTCTTTTTACCATTGGTAAAGTGTCCACCAGTATAACCCGCGGCCGTATCTGAGCCCTTAGCATTCTTATTGGCTAGTAAGTCTTGAACCTCTTGAGTAAACCTTAGAGCAAATCCAGCCCTTAAAGCTTGTCGACCTTCTTTATCAAAGTCCTTTTCCTCAGTCCAGCCAATGTTAGTTAAGTGCTCAACTAAGGCCGCCCTTGTTTCACCGCTTGCTCGCTCTTGACTACTGTCAACCTCAACCAAATGAATAGTGCGTTCGCAACAAGCGACGTTTGTTTTAGTATCTGACATGATATATATTCCTCATAATGTGCTAGCCATTGGCTAGCTGTTATATCGTCCCAAGGTTTCCCTTGTCGATAACTATGTATAACACGTGATAACATGTTATCCTATGATATAGCGAGGTTAGCCATTGGCTAGACCATACCCTACCCCCATGACCCCATTTTGTCAGACTAGTTACATACATGTATATGTATTACTATTTTCCACGAATAATTACCAAAATATTGAGTTTGGCGACCCCACACCCCCCATATATAGGGAAGGCCCCCCTATAGGAGTCCCAAAATCCTTTACAAAAAAATTTTTTATATTATAACATGTTTATCGGCTAACAACCTGCGATATAGAAATGACTTTAGTGGTAGAACCTGAACTAGGTGTACAAATAGATAAAACTACACCCTCTATTGATCTTAAGGATCGTATGGAGTCAGCAGCTAACACCGCAAAAGAACTTGAAAAACATGGTTTAGAGGTAGATCCTACCAAGGAAGACAAAGATGTAGCAGCAAAACTCGCCGTTGCATATGCAGATAACCCTGCAAAGACTTCTAAAAAGGTAACTCCCAAGAAAATAGCAGCACTTACCCCCGCATCTTTGATACTTACAGACAGTATTTTGCAAGAATTTGGGCGTTCTGTGGTAGAGAGCTCGGTACAAATACGCCATCTTGTGACAAATAAGTTACTACTAGAGACAGATAACCCCGATCCACGTGTAAGAATACGTGCGTTGGAGCTTCTAGGTAAGATTTCAGACGTAGGATTGTTCGCAGAGAAGTCTGAAGTGACGATAACGCACCAATCTACTGACGATATTAAGGAGAAACTACGTAGTAAGCTCGCAAAACTCGTAAATCCGCAAAGTGAAGTAGAAGATGCGATAGAGATTGACGGTGAAGCCGTAGATGTGAGTAAAGAACTAGGAATTGATGATGAGTGAAGCCGCTTTAGCCTTCACCGAGGACGAAATTCAAGTAATGTTGGATAATTTAGATCATTATACCGTTGATGAGGTAGCAGAAATTGACCGTATGGTCGATGAGTTGAGCGTACGTAAGGAAAATAGCCTTGCTTACGATGATTTGATTGAATTTTGTAAAAGAATGCAGCCTGACTACATAGTTGGGAAGCATCACAGGCTATTAGCAAATATGCTGATGGGTATAGAACGAGGAGAAAAAGACCGTATATGTGTAAACATACCACCACGTCATGGTAAATCTCAACTTGTGTCTATATTTTTTCCAGCATGGTTTTTAGGAAGAAATCCAAACAAGAAGGTTATGATGGTGTCTCATACCACGGACTTAGCGGTAGATTTTGGCCGTAAAGTACGTAACTTGATCGCCACAGACGAGTATTTGTCTATATTTCCTACAGTTAGGTTGGCTTCTGACTCTAAATCAGCTGGTCGTTGGAACACTAACTCTGGAGGTGAGTATTATGCGTGTGGTATTGGTTCTTCTATTGCTGGGCGGGGTGCTGACCTCTTGCTCATCGATGACCCCCATTCTGAACAAGATGTCATTAACGGAAATTTTGAAGTGTTCGACAAAGCCTACGAATGGTTCACCTTTGGGGCGCGTACTCGGCTTATGCCTGGAGGTAGAGTTGCCATAATTCAGACACGTTGGCATATGGATGACCTGACAGGGCGTGTTGTACGGGACATGGGACAAAACGAGCGTTCAGATCAGTATGAAGTGGTAGAGTTTCCCGCGATACTAGATGTAGTAGACAAAGAAACTAAGAAATCGACCCAAAAACCGCTATGGCCTGAGTTTTTTGATTTAGACGCACTGCTTAGAACAAAAGCATCCATGCCTGTATTTCAATGGAACGCGCAGTATCAACAAGAACCCACCGCTGAAGAAGCCGCGTTGGTTAAACGAGAGTGGTGGAAGATGTGGCAGAAAGAAGAGCCGCCGTCATGCGAGTATATTATCATGTCTCTCGACGCTGCAGCAGAGACACACAACCGTGCAGACTTTACAGCATTGACCACGTGGGGTGTGTTTTTGAATGAGGAAGTAGATAATTATAATATTATTTTGCTAAATAGCATAAAAAAGCGTATGGAGTTTCCAGAGTTAAAAGATTTGGCTATGGAGGAGTACTCTGAATGGAACCCAGACGCGTTCATTGTGGAGAAAAAGAGTGCGGGCACTGCGCTTTACCAAGAGATGAGACGTATGGGACTACCTGTGCAAGAGTACACACCACACAGGGGCTCAGGTGACAAATTGGCACGTTTGAACTCCGTAACTGATATTGTAGCATCGGGGTTATGTTGGGTTCCAGAGACACGTTGGGCAGAAGAAGTAATAGAAGAGATTGCAGGATTCCCATTTATGAGCCATGATGACCTTGTTGACTCTACCGTAATGGCGCTGATGCGCTTTAGGCAGGGTGGATTTATAAGACTACCAAATGACGAGCCTGACGAGGTTCGGTACTTTAAACGCAAAGGAAGTGGATTTTACTGATGGCTATTGA